GGGTTTATATACTTCGGTTAATAGTCTACCATTTTGTGTCGGGCATGTTAAGGCAATTCCATATTGCTCATGCAAAAACTCTAATAGAGCCTTGTACGCCATTATTTGTTTTGGATAATATCCCAAATGTGGCTTAAGCTTGACACCATGAACAACTGAATCCTTCAAGACCGGTCGTTCGCCGTGGCCTTTTTTCACATACGTTTTCTGGTATTTGGTGTAATAGGCGTTGCTGAAGTCTATGCCAATCGAAGCATTGTTAACTCTTCTATTTCCAGCGTGCCAAGTAATATCATTGCAATCCGCTAGTTGTACAATCGTCCCATCATTATCGATAACAAAGTGTGTAGATATATTTCTCTTCTCCAGAACCTTCTTACAAGATTCCGCTGAAAGGCATACATCCCAGTGCGTCACTACCATGGTGGGTATTCGCTCTTTCTTATTCTTCTTGTAACACCCGTCTTTGATTAGGTCTATTTTAATCCTGGGCCAATCAAACGGAACTAGCTTACCATTACACAGGACTCTACCTTTGGTCTTAGGAGTGTTTTCCATGTTCGTAAAGGCTCGGCTATAAGTCATTGGCCCGACGAGACCATCAGGGTTTAACCCGTGAGCCTTTTGGAAGTCTATAATCCTATTGATTAAAACAACGTCAAACTCCTCGGCGCCGAACCAAGACGGGTTCCATTTTAATTTTTTCGCTGATCTTCGATTATAAAGTATCTTAGATAATGTCGTCCGCGATACCCAATTCGATAGCTTCTTTAGCATCGAGATATACATTCACTTTCCTGTCAATTAATTTTTTAATATATCTTCTTGTCATGTCGGTGTCCCGGACAAGCACATCAATATATTTTTCTTGAGTCCACTTCACCTCTTCCATCTCGTTTTGAAGATTGAAGAGTGGTCCGTGGTGACCAGCAATAACGCCATGAATCATAACTCTACAATTCTTTCCAATCAGCCTTTTGCCTTTAGTACCAGCAGCTAGGATTGGAACCGCGGCGGACATAATCTTGCCTAGACCGTAGGTGTAGATATCACGATTCTGCTTAAGCAAGTTCATCGTATCATAGATTGAGAACATGTCTGCGGCAGACCCTCCCCAACTTGATAGATAAAAGTGCATGCACATCGCGCGCTCTTCTGGTGTCTCGTGTATTCTTTTTCTTAATAGAGATGTTACTAGGTCTGCAGCATTCTCCTCGTCGATGTCCCCATAAAGAATGACTGAATTAGACGTTTCTGTCTCTGCTGCTGCGCCTCCTCCGGGGCTGAGGCCAAACATCAGAGGTGCGATCGCCTGCAAAAGTTCGCCATCATCTTCTACTTGATCCCCATCAAGCTCTTCTAGATCGGACTCTTCTGCTTCTTCCAACTCTTCTTCTAGAGTTTCCTCTAAGATCTCTTCTGTCTCTGTGGTATCTTCTGACATAATAAAAAATCCCCTTTTACATAAATAGTTTATTTTGTATTCTTTCGTAGTCTTTTATCCAGATAACGCATTGCTTGGAACCAATTCTTAAACGATGCCAGTGGCTTGTACGCTGGTGGCAAGCTTTTTTGTAACACGTAAAGAGAGGTAATGCGCCAAGTTTCTAGAAATTCATTATCTACCTTTTTAGACGCATCTATAAGTTCCTGCTCCACTCCGGCGTTTTTCATAGCCTCTATCTTTAACTCTTGCGCTGATAAGATATTGTCATGAGATATCTTAAGTACAGTCAAGGAGTAATATACTGCTTCTGAGAATGTCAACATGGCGCGGCTTGTATTAAACAGTGACGTGCCTATTCTGTATGAGAATATACCTAGCGCGTACCAGCCTAGGCTTTCAATTAAATGTCCTTCCATTATACACCTGTTAGTTTATATTATTATAATAGCAAAAATAAAAAGGCCTGTCAACAAGACAAGCCTTTTTAAACTAAAATGAAATCACTATTTTAAGAATTTTTCTTATTAGCAGCTAAAATTCTCTCTGCGACGCGGCGAACAACCTCAGCAACAAAAGCATCTTCTTCTGCTAGCTCTTCTTGCTCTTCGACAGTCTCTGTAGTCTCTTCTAGAGTCTCGTCAGTGGTCTCTTCTAGAGCGTCCTCTGTAGTCTCCATGAGGTCAGCATCGTCGTCTGCATCCATCTCGGGCTCCATGTCCATGTCCATATCCATCTCTGGCTCTGGCATTGGCTCGTCGCCGTCAGCGTCGTCAACAGCTACGGTTGTCTCGTCGCTTACTAGGCCTTGTCCCTTCAGTGCATCAAGAGTTGCCTGGGCAACAGCATTGATTACAGCAGATGCGTCAAGGTCGCCTGCAGGAGCATCGTCACCCATACCCATCTCTGGCTCGGGCTCAAGGTCCATCTCTGGCTCGTCGTCGAGGTCCATCGGTGCGTCGTCCTCTGGCGCGTCATCCATTGGCTCTTCAGCATCCTCATGGGCGCCTTCGTACATGTCCTCTTCCATCTCGTCTTCGTGCATGGCTTCTTCAAGCTCATCTTCGTGCATGGCTTCTTCAAGCTCATCTTCGTGCATGGCTTCTTCAAGCTCTGCTTCCGTCTCAGTGACGAAGTTCTCGCTTAACCCGCTGAGATTAGCTAATTTCATAAATCTCCGGGTTGTCTCTTCGTTTAATAAACGCTTCTTCATTTTAGTTTCTCCTTTCGTGGTACCAATAAAAATAAAACTATAGCAGCATTGTGCATATATAAATAGTATCTATTTTCTTTAAAAGCCTTATTCGTTTGCCATCTTCTTAGCAAAATTAGTTAATTTTTTCATCGCTTTGTCTTCTATTTGCTTTACTCTGACAAAACTTACATTTAATCTCTTCGCAGTTTCTCTCAATGTGAGAGCCCCATGCTTTGATACTGTTTCGTTTACACAGTTTAAATCTTTTTTATAGTCTACCCATAGGCGACAATCTGTATTTTCGCAAGGTTTTCTATTTTTTCTACATTGTTCTAAACATTTCATAGGTCTGGGTGCTCCTCTGCGATAATATCAAATATACTCTCTACGTCAACATCTGTCAAGCCAAAATCTTTTTCAGTCTTTTTACCCTTCTCTAAAAGCTTCATACTTTTCTGTCTCTTTGGGACACTCTGTATTTGATGTTGTTGTTTGTAGTTGTCAAGATATTCCATTATTAATTCGTTTTTTTCTAAGTATCCAGAGATCATAACTCGGAAGAAATGAGACTGATTCATACCATCGTATCTAAGTCGTATTCTTAGATCAGCTTGTCTCTTTCCAGTGTCATAAAACATAAACTTCTTTCTTTCACGAGGATCTGGTATTGAGGGGTCTTTTATCATTTGTTCCTCGCTAGAATATGCGTAAAGCTCTCTGATTGTCCAGCGACGGTCTGAATGATAAACTGACTCTTGGCCTGAAGCTCTTTTACCGTCTTCGCTCCTGAGTAAGATAACCCACTCTTAATACCGCCGTCTACATCAGCAAGAATCTTATCTACAGAGCCTTTGTAAGACACAGTTGTAGAGATACCCTCCGGAGTTGTTGACTTACCTCTCCAGTCGTTTTGTGCTGCAGAAGAAGCCATTCCTCGATAAACCTTGTATTGCTTACCATCAGTATTTTTAAATACGTCTCCGGGTGACTCTTTAGTTCCAGCCAGCATGGAGCCAACCATAACGAAATCTGCACCTGCAGCTAGGGCCTTAACCATGTCTCCGGTGGTCTTGATGCCCCCATCTGCAATTATCTTAGTATCAGAGGTGGTTTGTGCACAGTCCATGATGCTGGCTAGGGTTGGTACTCCGTGGCCCGAAACTAGCCTAGTAGAACAGATAGACCCTCCGCCGATGCCGACTCTAATACTGTCGGCTCCCCAACCGGACAGCGCTTCAAAGCCTTCTAGGGTAGCTACATTGCCAGCCATTACGTGGATGTCGGCTCCAAACCTGTCCTTGAGAGACTTCAGGCACTTCTCCATCATTACATGATGACCATGGGCCACATCTACGCACAACATAGTGCATCCAAACTCAATCGCAGTTTCAGCGCGCTGCATATAGTCGCCGTTCATTCCAATCGCCACAGCGGCTGGCACATCTGCTTCAGCTAAGATTCGCACTTGGCCGGCGGGATCATTATATCTATGGATAATCCCTAGTCCACCGGCCTTGTACATTGCTCTAGCCATATTCACCTCAGTAACAGTGTCCATCGGACTAGAGATTACAGGCAGGCTGAACTTGTGATTGCTATCTAGCTCTGAGCTAATGTCTGCGTCTTGACGACTGGTCAGATCGCTGAACTGCGGGACCAGTAAGACATCATCAAACGATAGTGCTTTTTTCATTGTGTGTTTCCTTTTTCGTAGTTGTTTATTAATCTCTCTATATACCACTTGGCTTTCTTAAGATCCTCAAGTGGATTATCTTTGTGCTTGTGCCTAGACACGTACTTGATTATGTTTCCAGTACTGAAGTCCATATTCCAAGAATCGATAAAATCAATGACCTCTATACCTTTATTATAATGTTCCGGGTGATTTACTTTTTCCATTTAAAACCCCGACACTGGGCATTCATTCAATGGATGAATCTCTTCTTCGTCAACCAGCGTTGTTTCTTCTTGTTCGGCCTCACGACGTAATTCTGCCGCAACAGAGCGCATATCCGCCGTTAATTGCGTGCTAGTGGTGCTATAATGATCTCTCACATCAGCGTTGGCAGTTCCATCAAACCTGCTTGTCTTGCTGTTGGTCGAACCTAGGGCTCCTTCACCTCGACCGGAGATCGTAATTGGTACATTGTCATATAAAGTTCCTTCGACATTCTCCGTCACCCTGAATGGCACTACAGGCACCAACACCAGTTGTGCGATCTTTTCACCGGGCTTGATTACTTTTTCGACTAGGCCAATATTGTGTAAGTCGATAAAGACTTCTCCCTCGTATCCGGAATCGATGCAATGCGCGCCGACGACCAGGTTATTCTTTGCGGCTACACTTGATCGGTTCATCACCTGTAGCATGTATCCGTGTGGCACCCCAAACTTAAGACCTGTTGGTAAGATCTTATTTTCATTTGTCCTTAGTACCACTGACTGGGGCGTCTCTGGACAGTAAAAAATGTCTAGACCGGCGTCAGATGGATTTGCCCGTACGGGCGTTCTTGCATTTGCTCTTACTCTACTGAATTCAAGAATCATTATTGGCCTCCTTTTCAAACTCTTCAATAACTTTCTTTGCTTTGCCCCAGCAATCGGGGCAATATAGGTTTACTACTCCTTGTTCTCTGCGAACTGTAACAAACCATGACTGTACCTGCTCCTTGCTTGTCTTGTCAAAAGACTTGTCGCAAGCGGTACACTGGTCGGGCAGTTTATCAAACAAGCCCATTTTACTTTTCATATCTTTCTTAGCTTGCTTCTCTTTCTTTCTTTGTAGTTTTCTTTCTAAGCTTCCCATTATCCTATCCTTTTTATTGCTACATCCGAAATTAATGAGCCGGAGTCATTGAGCTTACTTCTACTAAACTCCAGCCTAAATCCGCCAATGTCATAAAACGCGGAAGGGTAGCCTTCCGCATCAAGCATTTGAATAAACTTGTGTATATTCACTATATCATCCTCGGCTTCCAAGGGCAAGATATTATTTTTATTTCTTTTATAAACATGTACATCACCTTGTTGCTCAATTGGTGTCGGACTGTGCTCCACACAATTCTGTATCAAGTGGAATGCTTGATCAGCGATGGAGAGCCAAATGTCAACTAGGGAGCCTTGGAGGGTTATAGGTAGAGAACAGTATATTGCGCCGGCATCTAGTTGTTCCCCCATCACGAGAGCATTGACGCGGCTTTCATTTATACCCTCTAATATCTGATTCTGCAACGGGCTTCCGCCGCGGCCATGCGGCAGGTTGGAGGTGTGTATAACCACACATCTATAATTTTCGTATATTTCCGCCGGAACAAAACTTGACCAGTGTAGGAAGAAGATCCAATCCGGATTGTCGCGAGTAAGGGCGTCGCGGTAACTATCATCACTATAAAAGCGACAGTCAAAATCTTTTTCGAGTTTAGAGTGCAGCCCATTCGACCACAAATTATCTTTCGAAACTAAAAAAATGCTCATTTCCAGTCCTCCTCTAACATAATCATATCGTCCTGCATATTTCTGGTAAACTTTTTACCTAAGACTTTGTAGTAATCAAGCGCCATAACTGAATTTTTAAGCATCGGCCTTTTTGTGGTTACGTTATCCGCGGTTATGATGTCACCCTTCTTCACATCTCCCTTGATGACAACAGATCTTCTAGCCATAGTGAAGTTGTTCTCGCTGGGTGAATCTCCAGAGCGCGTGCCCATAATTGTTTCTACCAGTCTTATATTTTTTACCATATTGTGCAGTTCTTCTGGTTCAATAGCGAAGGGATGGTCTGGGCCAGGGAGGGTTCTGTCTAATGTGTAGTGCTTTTCAATAACCTTTGCCCCGTGGGTCACTGCGATAGGAGGTACTAATATACCCTCCGTGTGGTCTGAAAGGCCTACTTTAACGTTCTCGTATATATCTTTTTTGCTGGAAAAGAAGTGTTGTAGATCTTTCATTGTGCCCAAATTTATATCCTCATGGGGAGTCGGATACGAATGGTTGCAGTGAAGGAATGTAACGTCAGGGCTAGCGTCCTTCTCAGAAGCAATCCATTGGTATATGTCTTTGACAACATCTAAATCTGTACCAATACCAACCGAAATAACAATCGGGAGCCCTGTGGCGGCGACGTATCTCACAAACCGTGGATCTGTGGATTCAAAGCCTGCAATTTTATACCTCTTAACTCCAAGATGATATAACTCGTCTACAGCCCTCTCATCAAAAGGGGTGGACATAAACTCTATGCCATTGTCTTCGCAGCATAGTTTTAAGTCTTTTTGCCAGTTCCTTGGTAGTTCTAGCGATTTTATTAATTCAGGTACATTTTTATATCCTGCAAAGTCAGGAGTAAATTTAGAGTACATTGTGTCAGAAGAATAAGTCTGAAACTTTACTGCGTCAGACTTAGATTCCGCGGCGACTTGAATTAATTTTTTTGCTTGGTCAAAATCTCTGTCATGATTCGCGCCGGCTTCGGCAATTATAAATGTTTTGTTCTTCATTTTTATCCTAATAACCTAAAGTTGTAATACATGGACCTCGTGGAGAAGCCCCAATTCTCGTCGTATTCGAGCTTTGCCATATACGGTCTGTTAAGCTGAAGGTTGTCTTTCTCTTTGACTCCCCAGCATTTAATAGATGTCATCTTAGAAGTGCTGTCAATCACTCTGACAATCCAGTAATCTTTATTATTCTTTGTTTTCTTTTTGATAATCTCGCGAGGAACAAACCAAGCCACGCCCAGATCAATATCATATTCTCCTACTGGAGGGACCATGTACGACCTGAGCTTCTCTTGCACAGTGTTGTCGATAACCAGATCTAGCGGGAATACGCCAGTTAGGTCGGAGATGTGCTGGATTACTTCCTCGTCTGTGAAGTCGCCCTCTGGAGCATACATTTCTAAGTTCTCAAGAAACTTCTTCTTGTTCTTTGGCCTATCTACAGCGACAGTGCTCCAGAAATGCTTAGCTCCAGTAAACCTGTCATCAATCAGACGATCGAACGCACCTGACCTGCACAATACATCCAAGGCTTTCTTATTGAGCTTTGAGTATACAATCTCTTCGCTAAACAGAAGCTCCTCAACTGTATTGAATGGTCTGTGTTCTATAATCTGCTCAATTGCTTTATCTCCAAGGCCCTTGATTGAATTTAACGGCTGGATAAGCGTCTTATTGTCTGGAGCGATCTCCCACTGTACAGTTGATAGATTGACATCCAAAGGCTGGATATCGAAACCAAAAGTCTTTGCAGTGTTGATAGCTTGTTCTTTTCTATCCTCCGGCTCCTTATCAAGGAAAGCCGCC